CTGAAATATTGTTGAGTTGTCACTAATGTACAAAAGTTTTTGACACTTACTGTAATTATCAATATCTCTTACTGGATCTTTGGAACGCAAAAGTATTCTCCTCTGTTCTGGTGTCAGATTTGAGTCTTTTGTTAATGCTGAAATGCCGTATTCTTCAGCAATTCGCTTATAATTTTCATCGTTTGTGTTTTTATAGAGGTTGTACGAAAACTCGCTAATAGCTTTTCTGGAGTTAAAAACTTTGTCCCTTTTATATATCCACCCCGCTCTCAATCCAATGATTGATACTATCACTGGAAGCAAAGGGGATAAGTTTTTTAATACTTCCATAATGCTTAGAACCATCCTAACTACTCCGAGTATAATTTAAATTAGTTAAGGGATTTTTAGTTACGGCATCTTCCTGTTTCGCCAGGAGATAGTGAGAATCTGCCTGGTAGTTTTTGGCATCGGCAAGCGTAACTGACGGGTGAGGGCCTATGCTCTTCTTCGCACGTTTCTTGGTGACAGGGCGAATGTAGCGAAACTGCCAGATTTTTACTCCCGCTGGATTTGATGAGTAGCTCAAGGCTATCGCCATCATAGAGAACGTAGTCCGCTTCCTTGGGTTTAGCAGATTCGATTTCTTTAACGGATAGAGGTTTGGTTCGTCTTGCCATTGCCGGGTTTCCATAGTTTTAGGCACCCAAAAACAATAAAGCTTTATGAGGTACCTAACAAGGTGCCTAAAAGATTCGGATTTAATTAGTTGGCTTCAGACTTCGCGGGACAAATTGAGGGCACAAAAAAGCCCGCAGGGCTCTTAGGACTTCATCGGATAACCTTGGTAATCACCGATGGAGAATTTTGGTGCTGGCGGGAGTTGAACCCGCGTCCGAAATTTCTACATACCATTTATACTGTAGAAAAAACAGCATATTACTTTTAAAAACAACATGTTGATGTTATTCGGTATTCATCCGTTTTACGTGTTGTTAATGCGCTGTCGCCAATTTGTCGCCACTACACAGTCAAATGCTAGTCATTGATGTTTAAACTAGATGCTATGTTTTTTATCTGTTCACTTTGTACAGTAAAGGTTTTTTTTAATATGTTTAACTTATCAAAAATTTCTGCATTTATTTTCTTTGTAACTCCGATAACAGATAAAGATTGTCTTAACATATAATCAATCTTAAGGCACAGTAATCTAATTCTGATAATATTACCTCTTAGCTTTAAATAGTTATTTTCATAATCAAGATCTAAAAACTTTATCTCACGTATGTCCTCATCTATTGAAATCACACTGCATAAATTTAAGATCTTATTTCTCACAGCCTTCAGTCTCTCGTCGTCTTCTTTAATTCCGTTATTGATCTTATCTGTAAGATATTTATCATCGAGTTCTAAAATTGATGATGTTAATTCATCAATTCTCTTAATGAGAAGTGATATTACCTTTTGAGAAGGAGTGTAATCAGGTCCATTAATAGGGCTGGATGAAGGGAAGAACAATTTATAAAGACTGTGTGGTTTCTTAATTGACATTTTTAATGAGATTAACTCATCGAATTTTTTATTTTGTAGAGGGGTTATTTTTTTATCGCTGCATATTTTTGATAAACTTTCCGTATGGTATTTGTAGTGAGCATAAAAAGCATCTAGATTGTTTTTTGATTCACTATTCTTGATTTGAGCTTCCATTTGGTATGTTCGATGTAAATTACTTACAATAGCGCCTAATGGAACAACTGATGCAAGAATGAATAAAGGTAATTTTGTAATGCTTAGGAAGTTATTCATCCCCTCGCTGTTCAATTGAGGTTTATGCCCTAACCATGAAAAAATGCCAAAATATAAGAAACTAAATGTGGGTGTTAGAATGACAATCCAAAATAGTTTTTGGTTAAAGAGATTTTCATGATTTAAAACATACCACTTTTTCCACCATGTTATGAAAATTAAAGCCATGATGATAGCTAAATAGATTCCAATAAATATACCTGAACATAACTGGCCCAATTTAAACTCCTTCCAATGTTGTTAATGGGTTTTTAGTTACTGCATCCTCAAGATGGTCTGGGGAAAAATGAGAATATACCATAGTCATTTTTATATCGGCATGGCCCAAAATATCTCGCAGTACCAGTATATTTCCGCCGTTCATCATAAAATGACTGGCGAATGTATGGCGCAGCACGTGGGTGCATTGCCCCTCAGGCAGATCAATACCGGCCCGTTTTACTGCCCGCTCGAAGGCTTTTCTGCATGGTGTGAATAATTTCCCTCTGTTTTTGGGGAGTTCGTCATACAGAGCCTGCGATATCGGTACGGTTCGGTTTTTCTTGCCTTTGGTTTTGGTATAGGTGATCCGGTATTTTGATAACTGATGGCCCTGCAGGTTTTCGGCTTCACTCCATCGCGCCCCGGTAGCCAAGCATACTTTTGCGATCATCAACAAGCTGGGGCTTTGGGAATCAGCGCAGGCATCAAGCAGGCGTTTAATTTCGTCCGAGGCCAAGAACGCCAATTCCCCCTCTGCGATTTTGAATGTTGGTAACCCGGCGAGCGGGTTAGGCGCTGACCAGTGGCCCAGCTTTTTCAGGGTGCCAAAAACGGATGATAGGTTACGTTGTTCCAGGTTTACCGTGCGGGGCTTTACTGGCGACATTAGCCCACCGTCTTGGTTACGTATTTCACCTTTTAATCGTGCTTCACGATATTTGGTAAAATCTCCGGCTGTTAACTCAGAAGCGACGGGATCGCCCAGTCCATTGCAGATAATATTCAGTTTCGCCATTAAGCGCTTGGGGTCTGCGAGCGTCTGGCCATAAAGGGAGTGCCACTGCTCAATCAATTCTGACAAATGCCGCCGATCTTCCTTTTCACCTAGCCACGGCTTTTTGTTCACTTCATCCATGGTGAAGTTTTCGAATGCTACAGCCTCGCCCTTCGTCGTAAATTGCTTGCGCACGCGCTTGCCGTCACGCCCGTTCGGGTAACATTCGCACAACCATTTTCCGTTCGGCTGTTTTCTAATCGTCATGGTTAGATGCTCTTAATGACTTTTACTGCGCGGCCAACTACCTCTACATCATCTACAGCGCACTCAAAGGATGCTTCATCCTGATGAACCACAATTTTATTGCCAGGAATACGGACTATCTTAACGAAGCTTTTAACGCCGTCGATGTCTACCAGCCAATAACCATTACTGATTTGTTTCACAGACGTATCCACAACGAAACTATCACTAGCTGTTTTTACAAAAAGAGAGTTGGAAGATTCACTATCCAGCAGTCTGCTATCGAGGAGGATTTCATCACACGGTTGTAGCTCGCCATTCTTCAGCTCAGCATGTTTGATACTGGGAGCAACGATTTTAGAAAGTGGTCTTACCGTGACGGGTGTTTCGTTTTTGAGATTCTTCTCTTCGTTCTCACTCGCAAACATATCCCCCTGGCCGGTAGCCAGCCATAGAAGGGAAATTCCTGTTTCAAGGGCGCATTGAATTACCCATTCAGCGGGAAAGCTATCTCGTAAGTACCTGTTAGCCATAGTGCTTTTAGATACGTCCAAATGTTCGCAGAGCTGCTGACGTGAGCTGAAATTGTAGGCCTTAATAAGCCTGTTGATTGCATCACGGCCACCACTATCATTCCCTGCCTTGATTAAACTCATAATCAAACCCCTTGACGCATATAAAAAGTGACCCTAATATCCACTCATGGTTTGAAAAGCAAAACCAAACCACATAAAACGAGATGAAACGAAAACAAACTAAGAGATACTGCACTATGAGCACAGATATTTCAATTCGAGTACCAAAAGAGATGGCTACACCTGCAGAGTTCGCGGAATGGGAAGGCATTTCCCGCGGCTCTGTGTATCAAAAAATCCATCATGGCCAGTTGGCTAAATACATGGTCAAGAAGGAGAAAAACAAGGGGCGCGTATGTCTTCGTTACTTGATGTACAAAACCGATCAGGTTCGTGAGTCCCTTGGTCATTCCAACTTCCGCGTTGTTGTTGGTCAGTAAGTTCAATTATGAGAACTTTCTAAGAGGCTCACATGTTTGATTATAAGATTTCCAAACATCCACACTTCGATGAAGCCTGCCGCGCTTTCGCACTGCGCCACAACATGGCGAAGCTTGCAGACCGAGCAGGCATGAATGTCCAGACACTGCGCAACAAACTGAACCCGGAGCAACCGCATCAACTAACGGCGCCGGATATTTGGCTGCTGACGGATATCACGGAGGACTCCACGTTGGTTGATGGGTTCTTGGCTCAAATTCATTGCCTGCCGTGTGTGCCGCTGAATGAAGTAGCCAGTGAGAAAATGCCTCATTACGTTTTGAATGCTACAGCAGAAATCGGTCGTGTTGCTGCAAGTGCTGTTTCTGGCGAACACCAGACAACGACGGAACGCCGCAAGGTTATCGAAAGCATTAACTCTGTCACTCGTTTGATGGCACTTACAGCTGTTTCCATGCACGCGCGCCTACAGTACAACCCGGCAATGGCGAGCGCTGTTGATACAGTGACGGGCCTCAGCGCGTCTTTTGGTCTGATCTGAGGTGCTCATGCTTAATAAAGAACCTTCATTCGCTTCGCTGCTGGTGAAGCAAAGCCCGGCAATGCACTACGGTCATGGATGGATTATTGGGGAAAACGGTAAACGCTGGCACCCGTGCCGTGATCAGTCCGAATTATTAAACGGGCTGAAATCTAAAATGGCTAAGCCGTCAGCTTTTTTAATTATTCGCATTGTTCGCTTGATTATTAAAGGAGTGAAAAATGTCTCGTAATGAGTTGAGAATTATTCTGGGTGTGATCATTCCAAATATGGCAGACGGTTTTGAAATCAAAACCCGTGATGGTGCTGTTTTGCGTGTTGATCCTGAATGGGATTGCTGCAAGGAATTTAAAGAAGGATTGCAGACTGAAATCATTACCCAGCTTAAAAGTATGCCTGTCCCTGTTTCTGGTTATATCTAAGTAACTAACCCGTTTTTTATGGCGTAAACCCGCCGGGCATTTTTTTGCCCGAATTCTGAGGAAATGAATATGAAAAATACTAAAACCCACTCAACTAAAACAGGTCCAGACGATGCTGGTCTGTTCGCTTTGTTAAATGAAACGCGCCTGGATGAGCGTCGTTGCCGCGCTGATGCAATGGCTGCTCGTCTGGACAGTCTGGCCGTGCGCATCGTTTCCCGTCAGTTGAGCCATATCGAGGCTGCCGAACTGCTTCGCGTTGAAGCGGTACGCATCCAGAACGAAGCGCAGGAGCTGCATTAATGGCTGATTCAATGGATCTCGCTCAACTGCGCGAACAGGAAGATCGTGAGCGCCATATCAACAATGCCCGCGCCAGAGTGCCGGGCGTTTCCCGTATTCTCTGTGCGGAGTGTGATGCTCCAATTCCGCCAGCTCGCCGCCGCGCTATTCCAGGCGTGCAATGCTGCGTGACCTGTCAGGAGATCGCAGAACTTAAAGGCAAGCATTACAACGGAGGCGTTGTATGAACACTATCCTGAAATGGGCGGGAAACAAAACCGCCATCATGTCCGAACTGAAAAAGCATCTGCCAGCTGGCCCGCGATTGGTTGAACCTTTCGCGGGTTCCTGCGCAGTGATGATGGCAACAGACTATCCTCATTATCTTGTCGCAGATATCAATCCAGATTTAATTAATCTTTATCGTACTATTGCAGAAGATACAGAAAACTTTATTAATCTTGCTAAGGCGGTTTTTGAAAGTTTTATTGTCGCTGAAAATTATTATCGTGCGCGTGAAGCGTTTAACCACGATCCGCAATTAGACCGACTGCACCGTGCTGTATATTTTCTTTATCTAAACCGCCATTGTTATCGTGGGTTATGCCGCTACAACCTAAGCGGTGTATTCAACGTCCCTTTCGGTAATTATAAAAAGCCGTATTTTCCTGAGAGTGAAATCCGCGCATTTGCTGAGAAAGCGAAGCGAGCCACCTTTGTTTGCGCTAACTACGAAGAAACGTTGTCTTTGTTGCAGACGGGCGATGTGATTTATTGCGACCCTCCTTATGACGGGACTTTTAGTAATTACCACACTGCCGGTTTTACAGAGGACGATCAGTATCGCCTGGCGTCTATTCTTGAGCGCCGCGCGTCAGAAGGCCATCCGGTCATAGTTTCAAACAGTGACACCTCACTTACTCGCTCCCTTTATCGGAATTTCACCCATCACCGCCTTACCGCAAACCGCAGTATGGGCGTTGCTGCTGGTGACGGTAAGTCTGCCGTGGAAATCATTGCTACCTCAAAATCGTGTCACTGGCTTGGATTTGATCCTGCAACCGGACCTGACTGCAGCGTGAATTATGAGGTGCAGGCGTGAGGGCAACGGCGTTTATTCGCGCTTACATTATGGGGTGTCAGAATGTCTGACACCGTTTTCCCCTACGCATGGAATGCCCCGCGCCCTGCAATCGGTGGTTTTAAGCAAGCCGATGCGGCGCCGGGGATCATGTATCTGACGCCGGACGGCAATCGCAAGCGTTTGTCGATTGCCGAACTGGCAGAAACGGATGAAGCACCAGACCGGGGCCGGGCGGTTCGTCGTCGCCTGGCTTCGCTGCCTCATTTTGTCCGTCGTATGTATGCTCAAAAACTTGAACAGGTAGACCGTAAAGGCAAACAAGCGGCTGATGCCTGGCTTATCAATACCTTTGAACGATTCGTTCTGAGTCGTATAGATCAGGTTAACGAGCAGTATCTGCCGCAGGGGGTTATGCCTGCGGCTTTGTTGCCTCTGCGTGAACAATTCTGGCGCCTGCTTTGGGCTGGCAAAAGAGAGCTGAAAAGACTGGCGCATAACCTTGCTGACCTGTTGGGTAGCGAGTTTAACCGCGAGTTTGATTTCCAGATGGCCCGCACGTCCGATCCCCATTTCGCCACCCTTTCAGGTTATGGCCGCATGGGGTTTCTTGCCAATCACCTCAAAACGTCGGTCCCGTGCTGGACGGCCTACTGCAAAGAAGAACTGGAGGCGGAAGACGCACTGAAAGCAGTGGCCCGCCTGCAGTCTCCGCAGTGGTGGCTTAATCGTCTGCGCCGTATGCATGCTCGCTGGCGTGAGCATCTGATGGTTGCGGCCGGGTATGTACACAAAAAATCCGCACCGTACTGCAGTGACCCATGTTTGCAGGAATGGACGGCGCAAAAGAAAGCCAACCGCGAATTTCTGAAAGCGATGGAGCTGGAAGATGAGGACACCGGAGAGCGCGTATCGCTGATTGATAAAGTGGCCGGCAGCGTTGCCAACCCAGCCAACCGACGCCGTGAACTGATGGCGCGCATGCGTGGGTTCGAAGATTTAGCGAATGAGGCCGGACTGGCCGGGGCGTTCTTCACGCTTACCGCTCCATCCAAATACCACTCAATGCAGTACGACGGGCGCCGGAACAACAAATACAGCGGCGCGTCACCGCGTGAAACGCAGAAATATCTTTGCAAAGTATGGGCACGCACGCGTGCGGCCTGGCTGCGCAATGGTATTCGCGTGTTTGGCTTTCGCGTTGTTGAGCCTCACCACGACGAAACCCCGCACTGGCACCTCCTGCTTTTCATGCGCCCGGAGCATATCGAACCGGCAACAGCAATCTTTCGTAAGCACGCCATGCGTGAGGATGGGAATGAGCCAGGCGCCGCTGAAAACCGCTTCGAAATGAAACCCATCGAGAAAGAGAAGGGCAGCGCAACGGGCTATATCGCCAAATACATTTCAAAAAATATTGATGGCTATCAGCTTGATGACGATCTGGATGATGAAACCGGCAAGCCTCTGAAAGAAATGGCCCGCCGCGTAAGTGCCTGGGCGTCTCGCTGGGCGATCCGCCAGTTCCAGCAAATAGGCGGCGCACCGGTAACTGTTTGGCGTGAATTACGTCGCCTCGGTGATCGTGAGCTGGTCCTGCACCCCGAAATTGAGCCAGTGCGTCAGGCTGCCGACAGCAGCGCGTGGGATTTGTACGTAAGTGCGCAGGGTGGCCCGCTGGTTTCCCGTGAGCTCCTGCGCGTGCGCCTCAGCTATGAAGTCACCGAAAACGGCAACCTCTACGGGGATGACGTCTCCAAAATTTCCGGCGTTTATTCCCCGAACCGTGGGCCGGAATCGCTGATTCATACGCGCACTACCAAATATAAAATCGTGCCGAAACGTCAGACCGATGGCGTTTCAGGTTTTGACCTTGATTTTTCAGGCGGCCCCGCCGCCCCTCGGAGTTCTGTCAATAACTGTACGCGGGAGCCGCGGGAGGTTGGAAAACGCGCCGATCCTGGCGGCACGGTCATTAATGACTGTGCCAGCTGGGCGGATATTGGCTCTTTATCCCGGAAAGAAAAACGGGTGATTGCGCAGCGGCTGAGCGACGCGGCAAGGGTAACTAACAAGCGCGTCAAAGTGAGGCCAAAAGCCAGCCCTATGACGGAGCAGGAAAAGCAAATTAGTGAGCTGCTGTCTCTGCGTGGTGTGGATGCCAGTGCCGGAATGGTCCGTTCGTTGATTTCTGGCGCGGTGGTTGCCTTTGGCGATCAGGTGTTAACGGTTGAAGAAGGGCGCCTTACTGTCCGAAACCGTACTGCGGCAGGTGTTCAACGTCTGCCGTCCCAGATTGTGGAGATTAAACAGCAGGCGGATGACCTTTTGAACCGAATGAAGCGTGCATTTTCAGCGCGTGAATAGCCCGTGATCAACATGGTCAGGTCTGACGGTGTGGTACCGCGTTCCGTCATTCACCGTCAGAAATGACAGTGCTGGCCATTCATCGAGTAACGTCATTTTCGACTGTGCTGCAGGTGAATTAAAACGAAATCAGGAGTTGAGGAAAACAGAAATGACCTATCTGGGAAGCAAGGCCGCAAGCGGTGTTTTTCAAAAGATTATTGCGGAAATGCCGCCGCATGATACCTACATTGAGACGCACCTGGGCGGTGGCGCTGTCATGTTGCGTAAGCCACCGGCCCGCCGCAATTGGGGCATTGATATTGATCCCCTGACGGTTGAGGCGTTCTGCCAGGGCAATGCTGATTTCCTTGATACCGTGGGCGATAGCCTTTTTATCGATGTTGCCGATGCGGTGCAGTTTTTAAGGGACTTCGATTTTTCCTCCGCCGGTCGTGTGCTGGTTTACGCAGACCCTCCCTATCTGCATGAAACGCGCACCAGTGCCGCGCGTTATCGCAATGAATATACCGTTGCCGATCATGAGCGGCTGCTGGCCTGCCTTAAAAGCCAGCCAAAAAATGTCAGTGTAATTTTGTCCGGCTACCCATCAGCGCTTTATGACGAACTGTTAACGGGCTGGCGCCAGAAAGAATTTCAGGCCATGACGCGCGGCGGTGTACGCACAGAGAAAATCTGGATGAATTACCCGGAAGGGCGTGCCTACTCGCACACCTTTGCGGGTAAAGATTATAACGACAGGGAGCGCATTAAACGCAAGGCGAAGCGCTGGCGCGAAAAGTTCGCAGATTTGCCCCATGCTGAGCGACTGGCAATAATGACGGCGCTCAGTGAAGTTAATGATTAACCTCATCAAACAGACTCATCTGATTGATTGATAAAAAATATTTTACAACCTCAAAATCCTTCTATACTGTATATATAAACAGTGGATATATATACAGTTGTCAGCATCTCTTCCTGGGGATGCTGGCTGGTTTATCCCGTAGTGAGGATAGGAGGGAAAATGCAGGACTATCTTTTGGAGTCGTTGAAACTCCAGCGTATTGATTTCTTTATCAAGCTTGTAGCGGCTAGTGAGTGTAGCGAAGAAGAGAAACGCCTTGCGATCCAGTGGGTGTCGGAACTGACGGACGAGCTGATGGCGAAAATTCGTAACCATGATTACGGCCAGGCAATGGACGTTATCAACTAAAGGGGGCTTTATGCGCATTGAAATAATGATCGATAAAGAGCAGAAGATAAGCCAGGCAACACTGGAAGCCCTTGAATCCGAGCTTTACCGAAATTTGCGCCCTCTCTATCCAAAAACGGCAATCCGCATACGTAAGGGAAGCGCTAACGGCCTGGAGCTGAGCGGCTTAAAACTGGACGAAGATAAAAAGCGGGTAATGGAGATTTTACAGCAGGTCTGTGAGGACGACAGCTGGCTACATTAGGAAACGTTGTGAGTGTCAGAATATTGTTCTGTCACTCACAAGGTTGAACAACGAGCAATGCGAGGCGTTAGCTATGGGTTCTAAAGACTTCAAATACCAGATTGTCTATCGCGGCGATATGCTTGAGACAATCATCCCTGGTCAGTGGGTTTTCTTCCAGCGTCTCAAAGAGTATGGCGGCGGTTATTGGTTAGGGAGGACTTATCATGATTGCTTCTGGTTTGAACTTGATCGCCCGGTATCGTTATCCGATGGGCTTGATTATTTAATGCTGCTGACGAAAGTCGAAGCGACAAGCCAGGAATTCGACGCTAATTATTCTCTTTTTGACTGATTGCACCGTCGTGCATGACTATGCCGCATGAAAATGAATGATCGTTAGAGGATCGTTTATGTCCAAACCCGCCAGTTCTGGCGGGCTTTTGCTTATATCGTGCAGGTGCATGAAAACCACTGCGTAAAGCGGGCAGGCGTGGCGGGGCTACGAGCGCGCGTTCAGGGCGCAAAGCTAGCTGAAAGCAATGGTGGTTAAGTCTTAAAATGGGCGTTGAACCGTTTTATGAGTACCATTTTGACGTTTTTTGTCATAAAGTGTCCTAAGATTTGGTTGTTGGTGACGTTTGTTGCTTTTGCAACTAAGATTATTCAACCACCAGGAGGGGAAAAATGCTTATTGAATTCAATGTTGAGAACTATCTCTCAATCAAAAACAAACAAACATTTTCACTTATTGCTAACAAAAGTAATGAGTTAGAAGAGAATATCTTTACAGTTGAAGGAAACGTTAACCTTAATGTTCTCAAGTCAGCTGTTATTTACGGTGCTAACGCAGCGGGAAAATCGAATGTGCTTCTCGCTGTCAGAGCTATGATGGATATCGTTACTCAATCTGCATCTAATACTCAGGCTGGCGAAGAGGTTCCTGTATTCCCTTTCAAGCTTGATTCAGATTCAATTAAAAATCCTACTGAATTTGAAGTTACTTTTATTGCAGAGGGCATTCGGTATCAGTTTGGTTTTTCTGCTACAAATGAAAGAATCATTGATGAATGGCTCTTTGCGTACCCAAAAGGAAGACCTCAAAAGTGGTATTTCAGAGCTTGGGATGAAGAGAAACAGGAATATGAGTGGGATTTTGGCGCATCACTGCTTGGTGAAAAACAAGTTTGGCAGCGCTCAACTAGAAATAATGCCTTGTTCTTATCTACAGCTGTTCAATTAAATAGTGAGCAGCTTAAGCCTGTATTTACTTGGTTTAAAAAAACACTGAGACTTTCTGGTATTAAAGGATGGGCCAATACATTCTCCGCCAAACGCTGCACTGAGGATACGAAGAAAGATATCTTGAATTTCTTGAAAGCTGCAGACATTGGCATTGATGATGTTTTAGTTACAAAAGAAAAATTTAATCCAGACGATTTGCCCTCTGATATGCCAGATGATATCAAAAAAATCGTTATTTCTAACATGAAGGATAAAGATATCTTTGATGTCACTACCGTGCATTATAACGATAAAGGGGAGCCGGTTAGTTTTTCTCTTGAGGAAGAGTCTCATGGCACTCAAAAACTTTTTTCTTTAGCTGGTCCATGGCTGGACGCCCTCGATAATGGATATGTACTATTTATCGATGAGCTTCACGATACATTGCATCCAAAGCTGGTTAGTTTTTTGGTAAATCTTTTTAATAGTCCTGATACTAATAAAAAAGGTGCTCAGTTAATTTTCTCAACGCATGAGACATCCATTCTGAATCAAAGCATTTTTAGACGCGATCAAGTCTGGTTTTGTGAGAAAAATGAACTCAGTGAAACCAATCTATATCCATTGACTGATTTTAGCCCAAGAAAGGGAAGGGAAAATCTAGAAGCCGCATACCTAGACGGTAGATATGGAGCATTGCCGTTCATCAAGAAATTGACGGGGATTTGATATGGGAAGCGAGGATTTATTTAAAAAGAAACGTGGTCCTAAAACTGCTAAGGATCTGGCAAGACGTAATGCAGTTAAATCCCCTCTCGCTAAAATATTAATTGTTTGTGAGGGTAAGAAAACCGAACCAAACTATTTTGAGGATTTGATTAACCATTATGAATTACTTACAGCAAGTGTAATTGATGTAACTGGTGAGTGTGGCTCTAGTCCAATGTGTGTTGTTCGTCATGCAAAAGAAAAACATAAAGAAATGACTGAAAAGGGGGCTCCTTATGATCAAATCTTTGTAGTGATTGATAAGGATGCCCACACTGACTATGTGGCAGCACTCGATGCTCTCAGGAGAAGTAAACCAAGTTCAAGTTGGTTTACTGTAAATTCAGTACCTTGTTTTGAGTATTGGTTACTTCTTCATTATACCTATTCGACAAAGGCATTTAGAAATTTACCGGGTAACAGTTCGGGAAATCAAATTGTCAGTGAGTTAAAAAAATATATTAAGAACTATGAGAAAGGCGCAAAAGGGATTTTTCATAAAACCCTTAATGCTCTAGATTCAAAAGATTTAAATGAAGTAGTCCTGAGGGCTAAGAGAAGTTTGCAGGCAGCTGAAGCTAGCGATACTGATAATCCAAGTACAAAAGTTTTTGAGTTGGTTGAAAGACTTATCCAGCTTAAAAAACAAATAGAGTCGAATCGTAAACAGAAACGATCTTAAGAGCGTTTTGATTGCCCCCCTAAACCACCTTTTGGG